GTCACGAATACCCTGTACTGGATTTTCTCTATCGATAATCATGTGATAGTATAATCTTCCGTCAACATAATATCTACGGAAAACATCTTGAGCCATATTGTTGTAATTTAATAAACGTAATATGGTATTAAATTCTGTTTGTAATGATTTTTTAATTTTGTCTGAAACTTTAAGGTCATCTAATACCATTTTGATATTACGACCATCGTCATCTTGGCAAATAGCTTCATTGATAATGTCATCAATGGCAGACTCAATTTCTGGTTGCATAGCCATTTCACGATAACGACCAATTAGTTCTATTTCATTTTTAGCAGTGCCGTCTAGGTCAACGTAAGTACCATAATAAGCGGCAGAAGTAATGGTAAGAGCGCCATCGTCATTAACCGGAGGCGTGAAGGATTGTTGCACGGCTTGGTCATCATTTTGCTGCTGACGTGCAATTGTAAAACCAAAGAGCGAAAATTTATTAGCTGCCATATTGTCCTATATCAATTCAAAAAAAACATAATGAAAGAGGCCAAAGCCTCTTTCGTAAAATAAAGCATATTAGGTAGTTGTTGGCGCATTAGCAGCAGCGCCGCCAGTAACACCGGTTGTATTATCAACCCAATATTGATAAGCAAAGGTAACAGAATATTCTTCAATCGAATCATTAGAACCCCAATCTAAATCAATTGGTGACAAATCGATTGGAAACATTCCGTAAATATCAATACGCTTTAATGTGGATCCATCTTTACCAAATTGAATTACATTTGATAATGTTGTATATCCTTGAGGCGTTTGAAATCCTGAAGCTCTTAAATTACTAACGTGACCATTAATTTGATTCATCCAATTTTCTAAAGAAGCTCTAATTAAAAAATCTTCGTCATTAATTACTGTTACTGTCCAATCTTGAAATGTTCTATTACCTGCAAACTTTAACTCACGACCAAAGTAATTTAACGAAACTGTACCTAAAGTTGATCCAGGTAACTGCGCTGTTTTTACTAAAAATTGTGAGGTACTGGCTGCACTTCCAGAATTAACAACATTTGGAAAGTTTAAATTAACTTGGAATAAGTTTGGACGTGCTCCGTCAAATCTTATCCCTTGTCTAAATTGATTTATATCGAATGCCATTTTTTTCTCCTATATCGTCCTGTTATTTATTAAGCTGCATTAACGACTGTGGTGAAATCAACGCCAGTTCTAACTGCAACAAAGTTCAATTGAATATAGTTAATTGAACGAGCAGGTTTAATATAAATGTCACCAACAAATTGGTTAGAATCAATAACTTGTGGAGTATTGTTTGTAGAATCACAAACTACCTTAAAGTCATAGATACCACGGCGTGCTTTGATATCTGTTAAAAACGGCGTAATTAAAGAAACAAATTGATTTTGAGTATTAACATCATTAAATTCAAATAATGAGAACTTAGATGCTTGAGAAATTGCTTTCTCTAATACAATAAACAATCTACGAACATTGATTCTATCAAACGCAGATGGTTTGGACTGTAAAGTTTTGTCGCCAAACAATACAGTACCTTGGCCTGGGAATGTACCAACAGAATTAACACCTAAAGCGTATAGTGTATCTCTTTGAGGTTTAGTTGGATTCCATGCCAATTTAACAACGTTTTTAATATTACCTCTATTGTAACCAGCAGGTGAATACCATGGAGCAGTAACGGAATCTGTGTATACACATAAACCAGCAATATCTCCATTTAATGGTACCCAACGATATACGTTATTGTATTTGTCAAACATATATTTCCAACCAGAATCAGCAACAACATAAGAACTTGAGCGAGCTAATTGAGTTGTCCAAGTTTGAATGTTACTATATTCATTTCCTGATTGATTAATTACAGAACTAGATGGAGGAGAAATAAACGCAATAGCATCACCTGAACGGCCTGTTACTGAACCTGCAGTAGTTACAATATTCTCAATTATAGATTGTTGTACTGTTACGCTAGCATCTCCTGTAAACACTAAAGAAACATCCACTTCATCTTTATTTGCAAACAAACTAAACGCACTTGTTGTTGCAGAATCAGTTGGAGTATCATCAACACCGTTAACCAATGTAACTGAAACACTATTGTTTGTTGAAGGTGCGGATATTGTAGCGTAATTAGTTCCCGCTAATGGTAAACCCCAAGTGGAACTAGTTGAACTATATTGTACAGGATCAATTGCGTAAATATATTTTGAATTTCTAAAAATATAATTTTTATAATAGTTTGAATTACCTAAAGAATCTTTAGCGTCAGAACCTTTAGACAAATAAGGAAATACTTCTAATACTGTATTAACTGTACCACTAATTTGACCACCAGTGTCAACAACAATAATATGAATCTCATCATTAGAAGATCCAGATGAAGTAGCCTGTACTGAAGTACCTGGTACTGTCGGAAAATAAGAAGAAATATTAACTCCGTTAACACTCCATTTATTGAATTGAGTTGTATTTGCGCCGCCATCCATAACAGAAACGGAAATTGAGTTACCTAAAGCGCCAACATAACGTGCAATAAATGGACCAGCCACATTAGCATTTGTTAAATTGTTTAAATACGTATATTCAAATTGATCCTCATTAGAAACAACAATAGATGCTGAAGTATTTGAACTAGCATTCTTATGGTTGGTACCTAAAGTACGAACAAGTTGAAGATTATTACCGTATGCTAAGAAAGATGCAGCGGTAAAAAATGAAGTATATGTATTGCTATCAGGCTTATAAAATCTTTGTACTAATTGATTTTCGCTTGTAATTTGAATTCTTTTATTTGCTGGACCCCATTTGAAAGCCCCTGCAAAAGCACCGGTTGTAGTGAGTACTGAAGGAACAACCGTAGTTAAATCGGCTTCAGATACAGCTACACCTGGAGAGATTTGAATTGCCATTTGATTCTCCTTAAATTATTATGTTATTGGCAGTTATAATACCTGATAATATTTATCAAAGGCCATATTTAGAGATTCCTTATCATATCTCTAACAAAACCTGCATAAGTTTCGCCTGAATCTGCTTTTTCCCATACATCACCATCAACAATCTCAAATTTATGCTCTAGCCCATCTTCAATGATAGGCGCTGGCAATACTTCTTCATCTAATTGATTCAAGTTTTCTAATTGAATCTGTTTTCTTACGTCATGGTTTACAATTTCTCTAAAGTATTTTTGAGTGGTTGCCCACGCAAACATGACTAAACCCATTACCATATCATCATTTGCATCAGATTCAGCTGCAAATGAATTTTTACTTGCCACAAAAGTAGTTAATTCAGATATTGTATCAAAATCATTAATGATTAATTTGTTGGTTTCCAATAAAGTTTTAAGATTGGAACAACCAATTCTTTTAACTTGAGGCGACATTTTAAGTCCTAATTGTACTCCTCTTGCAAAACCACCGGATAACTGTTGAGGCTTTTTATTACCTGTAAATACTTTCCATACATTTTCATATTCTAAATCATGGTGTAGAATATCTGCAACTTGCGGTGTATTATTTATCTCTACTAAAATATACGCATCATTATACATTCTTGCTACATTATGAATAACTGTGGGTAATAAGATAGGAGATATAGAAGAACTTTTGTAAGATGCTACTTGTTCGTATGGCATTGTAGAAATATCAATGACTGAAAATGCTGAACAGTCTAAATTTTTACCTTCTGAAACGTCTACCCATATAGCATAGAGATGGTCTTTAATCTTTTCACCATCTCCTTTGATAGCAGTTTTATATATTTTTACCTTATCATGTTCAGCAATTGGCTCTTGATATGCTAATTGTTGTAATTTTTGTGCTGAAACCAAAGTATTGGAAGAACCTAAAAACTCTGTTTCAAACTCTTGTCTAAACTGGTGTTCAGATGTATTTCGTATTGTTTCTTCTTTCCAATCTTCATCACGGCCTGGAACTTGTGACCAATGAATCTCAAAAGGTACATAATTATTTCTTTTATTAACCGCATCATTCCATATCTTATAAAATAAATTCATGCCGTTTGGCGTAGATACAATGAGAATCTTTGTTTTAGTACCAGCAGTAATCACAGGATAAACTGAAGTAAAGAAGTCATAGGCAATATTAGATGGTACGAAAGCAAACTCATCTAAGAATACAATGTTAAACGAACCAGAACGGGCCGCTGAAGATGATGTTGAGTCAGCAATGATAACCGATTTGTTTTCTAATTCAATACGACCTTTGTTCCATTCAACGACAC